GGTGCTACGCCGGTAGAGCCAATCAATAATTGACCGTTTGTTGGTGCTGCTGTTGTTGTTAGTAAGCCTGCTGTTCCCGAATATAAGAAACTGTTTGCAGTTAGTGTTGAAATTGTTGCGCCGCCAGCGGTAACTAAAAGTCCACCTGCGGTAATTGTTGCGCCGCCTGCTGTGACTGTTAGTCCTGTTGCCGCGGTAACAGTTGATGTTGAAGCAATTGAACCAGGAGCAATGAATGTTGAAGGAATGCTTAATGTTACTGCGCCAGTCGGGCTTGATGCTGTAATTTGGCTAGCTGTACCAGTGATAGAAGCTACCGAACCACCAGCAAATGCCAATGTTTGCCAAGCTGTACCATCGGAATATTCCATGGTTAATGTTTGGTTATTATAACGAAATCCACCAGGATATGTAGCAAATGCTGGTCGGGCGGCTGTGTTGCCAGATGGCATAACAATAGCGCCAGTACCGCTTAAACTAAACACACCGGCGGCCGCGGCTCCTAAGTTGCCAGCATTACCAACGGTTAAAACTGCTGCATTATCTGATAAAACCATGTTACCAAGTGTGGCTGTAATATTACCAGCCGATGCTGTGACGCCACCTGTTGTTGCTGTAACACCTGTACCTGCTGTAACAGTAGTACCAGCACTTAAACTGCCAGCTGTTGCTGAGATATTGCCGGTTGTTGCTGTAATTCCACCGGCAGATGATGTGATACCTGCAGATGTTAATGCTGCATCGGCAGCATCAGCCGCATTTCTGAAATTAAACGTGCCCGTTGTATGCTTTAGCTTTGGACCTGCCTTACCGTATTGTACGTTATCTGCTACGCCGATAAGTCCGAAATTCTTTACGTTTGCCATTTTTATGTTCCTCTAAAATTGTTGAGGCGCGCTGGCCTTCAGTGTATTATTTATCCAAAATTATCTTTTTTATACATAAGACACAATGATTTGTGCCGAACCAACAGTTGCCCCACCTAATGTGAATGTTGATGTAACCGTGACATCTCCCTGCACTGTATCAGTTCCAAATAATACATCTGTAGATGTTGTATAAGTGCCTGCTACCGTTAAATCTATAATAGCTGACGTCATTAAACCTGCCGGCACTGGTGGTGGAGGTACGGGATTATTAACCTGATAACCAATATTCAGTGTTGGTGCACCGTCAAAAGGCGTTAGAATTTCAACCGTAATCAATGTAACTCTTCGTCCTGTACTAATTATTCCAATATTTACCGTTGTCGGGCTTGCCGTTGTCAGAGTATATTCCAATGATTTGGCATCTGTTGATGCGCTATCTTGATTGCTTATCTGCACCCAGACAGCACCATCATACAACCAATTACTCCATTCCCCGACATTATTTCCATTTCCATCATCACTGTCAATGACATACGCCTGGTCACCAATCAATGGCGACAATGCGTTCAATTGGGTCAAATTCATAACCACTGTACTTGTAGAGGTACGTAGTCCTTCCTCAATATACAGACCGCAGGCTTTTACACCATTTTCCACCGATACTAGCCCGAAGTCATCTACTGTATTACCAATAACATCGATGAAGTTTATTGCTCTTGCATCGATTGCTGTAAATTTGATTCGGAAATTAGTTGAAGCGGGTGTAGAAAGTGCTAATCCAGTTCCTGAAGCTGCACCGGCAACCGGGACTCCGTTTATATCCGATGTTACATTTACAATTGTTATTGCACCACCTGCTGTATTTGTTACTACAAGAACAAGTGGACCGTTTGTAGATGCAACAATATTTGGAATTGCTGCATTGTTGATTGCCTGTGCCATTTGTGCTGGTCGTGAATAATCTTCATACCCTGGATCGGTAGAAACAATATTGAATGTTACCGTTGTGCCGTTGATGGTTGCAGATGCAGGAGAACTGGAAGCCCAGAGCACAGGTTCACCATATGTTCCTGAGATTAATAAATTATTTGTTAAGACAATTGCCGGATATAATACAAGTGATGCTGTAACACCTGTGTTTATTGTTTGTAAATTGGTTGCAGAAATAACATCAGTATCAATGCCTGTTCCACCGACAGTAACATCAAAATCATTGAGTTGAAAAACATTAGCTGGTGTAGTTGGCCCCGGTGCTGTGCTATAAGATATAGATGAGGTATTATTTCTAAGCTTTACATAAATTTCTGTACCACCTGGTACGTTTGTAATTTCACCAGGTATAACTGTGGAGGTATAGATAATATCGGCAATGTCACCGGGTAGATAATCTAAGAAGTCTACAATCTTTTGGACTGGATTAATTGTAAACCATCCTGAAATAGTATCCGAAATAGAAGTTATTCTACCTATAACGAGTCTATTAGATGCATTCGATAATACAAAAGAATTTGTGGTAGAATCGGCTGCAATTACCTCATTTAATGCAAATGTATTTGCTGCCTGATATAATGGATAGTCATATTGTAGGTTTATATATTCAAACCTACTCATAAGATTTATACCAAATGTAGATGATGCACCTGCTGGAGGTACAGGATCAATTTCTGGAATACCTGTATCGCCGATGTTGAATACTACATAAGTACCTGAGAGCGGTGAACCATTTCCCACCTGTGCCGTATCACGAAATGTATTATAACGATAGACGTCTTGTACTATCGCAATAACCGTAGTAGGAGTTTTTGCCTCAATTACGATAATCTGCCAGGTCTGACCTGTGGTTAGGTTTGCAATCCATTGGCCCACGGAAATATCCTGTCCACTATATGATCCAGGATCGCGAGTGAGGTATGAACTATGTTGTTGTTCGGAGATAGTCATAGTTACACGCCATCTAAAATCTCTTTGTACTGCCGGTGCCGGTAATGCAGGTGGTATTGTAGGATAAAGAAGTGGATTATACCAAGGCATTGCCTCTGTGCCAGTCACAGAAGAGACAATAGCCTGAACTGATTTCAGCGGAATGTTTAGGAAAGCCATTTGTTAGAACCCAAAAACAACTACCAACCAGGCTCTATTTCCGATTGTTGATGAAGCACCTGTATCTGACATTCTAGTCTGAAGTGACAATACATTGGTTGCAGAAAAGATACTATTTGCTAAATCTGGAGATGCTGCTGTACCGCCACCTACGATAGTTGCTGTAGGCAAACTAGTTGTATCCTTAAGGTTAAATATATTCGTTGAAAAATTCTGACCATATGTTGTAATAGATTTCGGTGGATTCGATTTACCGCTGAATGTATATGTTGCAATACAATTCGCACCATCTGTGACTACTGCTGTTACACCCGATGTCTGTGAAAAGATTGCATCTACTGGTGTGAAATTTCCAGCGCCGCCTGCACTATAATGAAATACGACTTGTTCTGGCGCGTTGGATATTGCGGCCACTGTTGCCCAAGATACATTGGTTCCGTTGGTAGTAAGAAACTTGCCAGTCTGAGCTACTTGAGTAGGTAATAGAGCATTGATTGCTGTAGGTGCTGTTGTCGCACCTGTACCACCACTAGCAATTGCAAGTGTGCCACCCAGTGTAAGTGTTCCACTTGATGTAATTGGTCCACCGGTTAATGATAATCCGGTAAATCCACCAGATCCGCTAACAGATGTTACTGTGCCAGCGCCTGCAGGTGAGGCCCAGGTACCATCACCTCTCCAGAATGTTGCTGCACTTGCGCCCGTTCCCGAATTAAGCTTGGTAACAGGTAAATTATTCGCATAAGATGCTGCAAAAGTACCAGTACCAGTACCAGTGACATCCCCTGTTAGGGTAATGGTCTGATTACCTGTATTTGTGCCGGATAAATTAGAACCAGTTACAGTGCCAGAAGCCGATACACTTGTTGGTGTTATCGCACCAAGCGTTAAGGTAATAGCTGGTGTAGTTGTTGCTGTTGCAACAGATCCACTAACACCGTTAGCTGTAACAACAGAAACAGATGTTACCGTTCCTCCACCAGATATAGGTGTATTTGTTACGCTTGTAATTCTACCCTTAGAGTCAACTGAAAATACAGGTATTTGTGTTGCACTTCCGTATGAAGCTGCTACTACACCAGTAGTGGTTAAATTCAGGGAGAGGGCCGGGGTTGTTGTTGCTGTGGCAACAGTACCTGTAACATCGGCGGTAGGTGTTACTGAGGCCGATGTTACAGTTCCAGAACCATCACCCGGTACCCAAGAAACAACCGATCCGTTTGTAGTTAGGAATTTACCTGCATTACCTGCCTGAGTTGGCACTAATGCATTGATTGCATTTGGTGCTGTTGTTTGTCCTGTACCACCCTTGGCAATCGGAACTGTTGCAAGTGTTGTAACAAAGGATCCAGTACCAGAACCAGTGACATCGCCTGTTAATGTAATTGTTTGATTACCGGTGTTTATTCCTGATAAATTGGAACCCGTAACCGTACCAGTTGCTGCCACAGACGTCGGGGTAATAGCACCAAGTGTTAAGGTAATAGCTGGTGTAGTTGTTGCTGTTGCAACAGATCCACTGACACCATTGGCAGTTACAACAGAAACAGATGTTACTGTACCCGATCCCGAAACAGTAACCCAAGAAAGGACTGATCCGTTTGTGGTTAGGAATTTACCTGCATTGCCGGTTTGATCTGGAAGAGGTGAACCATTCTCCCATAGATTGGTAAACGAATTCCATACTAGTGACTGACCATTTGTTAATAGACCCGGAACATCGACGGTATCTGATACATTAAGTAATTCACCGAGTTTATCGACGCCACCACCGCCACCTACATCGGCATTAACAAATGCCCTTCGTGTTGAATCATAGATTACACCCTGACCGTCTAATAGGTTTTGGATAAAAAACGTTGGTACGTATTGATTTAGGAGAGCATTTTGACCTACGATCATTCTTTTTCTTCCTTATAAGCTCAATAACACTTTATCAATTTCACCCCATTGCCACGTCTGCCATTGTGGGCTTGGTGGAGGTGGTTGAATATAGTCTCTCGAAAGTACAGCACGCAGAAACACAAAGTTTCCAATAAATGTTGTAGCCATTGATCCCGTATCACCACCGTTAGCACCGGTTGGTGCGTATGGATCTATAGGAAATGGTATGAATGGAGTATTTACATCTCCGTTTGGGTTTAGTCTAATCCAAAACCAATCTTCTGCCGATGGATTTATCGCAAGTGTTCCTTGCAGCCCAAATCCACCTACGAAATTTTGATAGATAACCTGAACTGTATGAATTCCATCAGTATAGCCATAGTAGGCATCGCCACGAATTGGTTCGCCGATGAGATTCCAGTTGGTTCCTGTATTTGTCATCATTAGAACTGATTTTCTGATTGCCATTATTGTTCCCTTTCTTTATAGTATTTATCAGAAGAAGGCAATAAAAAACCTGTCTGGAGACAGGTTTTCATTATGCTACTAAATTGATTATGTAGATGTGATCAATCTCCAAGCACCACCTGCATAGAAATACAATTTGCTGTTTGTACTGTCAATAACCATTGGTGCAAATCCTGTAACTGCTGTAGGAACACCAGTTGGGACGCCAGCACAAGTCGGAATGTATGGGAATCCATCTGTGGCTGTTGTTGCTAGTGTTGGGATACCAATGGACACGTTACCAGCATTTGAGATTGTCATCTTTGTCGACAATGTTGTGGTATCTGCTGTTCGGAAGACAAGAGATCCGCCGGCTGTAGAACCAGTGCTGGCATTTACAGTAAATGCTCCGCCTGTTCCAGCAGAGGCATTACCTGCGCTGATTGAAAGGGCACCACCTGCTGTTGTTCCATTACCAGCACGAATTGTAAAGGCACCACCTGCACCAGCAGTACCATCACCACCACGCGCAGTCCAGTTACCGCCAGATGTACCATCCGTACTGGCAACGTTGACAGTGCTAGCAACGGTGACAATGTTAGTAGCACCAACCAGAGTTAGAAGTGTCGCTCCGGCGGCTTGTAGAATTAGGTTTCCGTTTGTTGCACCAGTACCACTAGTAATTGTTACTGCACCACCTGTTGTGACACCGTTACCGGCATTGATTGTGATTGCACCACCTGCACCCGATGTGGTTGTGTTGGCACCACCACTGAGTGTTAGTGCGCCTCCGTTACCAGTTGTACCATTACCACCACGAACGGTCATTGTCAACCCTGTAACTGCATCAGTACCGCGTATGATATTATTAGCAGAAACTAGACCAATAAAGTTTGCGGTTGCATCGATTGCCCAGAAATTTGAGACATTCGATCTAAAGAAAATAGTACCTGCTGTGGTGCCTGTTCCAGTTGCAAGAATCAGGTTACCACCTGTTCCGGTATTTGCATCGCCTGGTTTAAGCGTTATCGCGCCTCCCGCCGCCGCAACTGCGCCAGCACCAGCGGTGATGTTTATGGCACCACCAGCAGCGCCGGTAGTCGTGCCACCGCCGGCACCAGAAGTGATGTTAATGGCGCCGCCTGCACCACCTGTTGTTGTGCCTCCGCCTGCGCCTGTTGTAATAGTTAATGGACCACCCGCCGAAGAATTACCGTTGCCGGCGCCAGTAAGCACTGTTACAGCACCGCCAGTTCCAGAACCCACCGCAGCAGTTGCCGTAATATTGACTGCGCTTCCACTGCTGGTTGTGACTGTTCCACCTGTAATATTAACTGCACCAGGAGTATTTCCAGCACCACCAATAAGATTGAGGGCAGCGCCGTTGCCAGCGGTGTGATTGGAAGCACGAATAGTAAGTGCGCAACCGGCCACAGCACCAAGATCGTTAGGGTGAATAACCTTGGTTCCACCGGCAGCTACTACACCAACAAGATCACCGAGCTGTGCTGTAACACCATTGATCTTCCACTGCTCAGATGCACCGAGCCTGAATGAAATATCACCCTGGTCTGTGCCACCAGTACCAGATGTAAGTGTAAGCTTACCACCTGTTGTATTTCCAGAGCCTGCTGACATGGATGCTGTGGCACCAGTTACAGTAGTAGCACTGCCGGCGCCTGCTGTTAAGGTAATCGAGCCGCCGGCGCCCGAGCCTGGGCCGGCGCCAGCCGCAACTGAGAAGGAGCCGCCGACGTTGTTAACAGTTCCTGCTCCAAGTGTTAGGGTCATATTACCACCCGTTCCGCCTGTACCACCTGTCGGTGCGCCAGCACCAGTTGTAATAGTTACGGTACCGCCATTGCCAACACCCGAAACAGTTGTTCCACGACCGGCAGTAATGCTTATATTACCACCGTCACCTGTTACGGCGTTAGTTCCACTAATCGTGACTGGAGCACCGGCGCCAGTATTTGGTGTACCACCACTAATTGTGACTGCGCCGCCTATACCGTTTAATACTCCACCCCCGAGTAAAATGTTACCACCTGTACCTCCTGTGGGATTAGCATTACCGCCCGATAGTGTAAGTGAATTAGAAGTACCCACTGTAGAACTACTTGCCCTGATTGTCATCGGAGCCGAAGCTGATGTTGATCCGTTGATACCAATTAGCGATTGTAGTGAATTTGCTACAGTACCAAATTCAGTTACGTTTGCAAGGGTTGATGCTGTTCCACCGCCGCCGCCTGCTGCCGCCCATACAGGAACACCGCCAGTTACTGTAAGAACCTGTGTTGATGTTCCAATCGGAAGTTTCGATAATGTATTTGTTGCCGAAGCATAAAGAATATCGCCGGTTGTATATGTTGTTTGGTTAGTTCCACCTAAAACTGCTGTTACAGGCGAAGTAAGTGATACCTGATTACCAGTAACAGTAATACCAGTGCCGGCTGTCACAACACCCGGGCCAGTAAATTGTGAAAAGACGATTGCTGTAGTACCAACAGTGATTGTACCTGCTGTAGTTTGTACCCAGCTGGTTCCAATTAGCGTTGCACCAGTACCAGAGATATACACCAAATCACCAGCTTGAATTTCTGATGAAGGACTACCATCAAAGTCTGTTGCACGAGTAAGCACAGTTGCCGAAGTTCTTACATATATACCGTTGTTTGCTTGTGTTGCCTCATCTTTAACTAAAACGCGATCACCACCTACCCAAGAAGAAAATCCACCGATTGTAGTATATGTACCAGTAGTGGTAAGTGTTGCACCTACACCGCTTGCGCCGTTAGCATATGTAACAGTTCCACCCGATGTAGATGCAAGTGTTGCTGTTGTTGCTGTAATTGCTGCGTCGTGTACATTTATACCCGATGAAATAGCATCTGCATATTGCTTTGTGACTGCACCAAGTGCAGCAGTCGGATCAGCATTTAGAATTAGGAAACCAGTCATTGTGTCACCGGCTACATTAACTGGTGTATATCCTAATGCTGTTGTAATATCTCCAGAACTGGCAGCTGATAATGCAGTTCCATTTCCCTTTAGAACACCCGTTACCGATGTTGTTAATGTAATTGCCGGTGTAGTAGTGGATGTTGCCACAGTTCCAGCAAATCCATTTGCAGAAGTAACTGATACAGATGTAACTGTTCCAGCACCGCTAACAGTAGCCCAAGAAACAATAGAACCGTCTGTAGTTAAAAATTTACCCGAATTACCAGTCTGGACTGGAACTAATGCATTAATTGCACCGGATGCTGTTGACTGACCTGTACCGCCCTCTGATATAGCGAGAGGACTTGGATTGGCTACATAATTTGCGCCCGAAATGAAAACTGCCATGGAATTAGCTCCTTAATGTTAATCATATTTATCCAATATGAAACATTAAGTCATAAGGAAAGGTCCAATGGACCTTTCCTTATAGTGCTATAAATTACTTATAGAATTATGGTTTCTTCGACGATTAGATCTAAAACTGTAACGCTAATTTCATCGCCAAGCATATCAACATTGACTCTTCCACCATTCATTAATTTGCCAAATAAGATTTCTTTAGATAGTGGCATCTTAACTTTAGTTTCAAACAATCTCTCAAACGGTCTCGCACCCATCATAGGATCGTAACCATTCTGTGCAAGCCAATCGCGAGCCTGTTGAGTAACATTTAGACTAATGTTCTTTGGAGCGAGCAATACTTCTGTCTTATCAACTTCGGCATTAACAATAAGGTTCATTTCAACCATTGTTAACTTGTTGAATTTAACAATTGCATCCAACCGGTTTCTAAATTCTGGACTAAAGAATCGCTTGATTTCTTTTTCCACTGCACCCGAATTATCCTGATCTCCGAATCCAATCTTAAGTTTTTCTGCATCTGCAGATCCCAGATTGGCCGACATAATGATAATCACGTTTGAGAAGTCAACGGTCTTGCCCTTAGAGGAAGTTAGACGGCCATCGTCCATAACCTGCAAGAGCACCGTCATAACATCAGGGTGCGCCTTATCAACTTCGTCCAGCAATAATACGGCATTTGGATTAGTATCAATTGCTTGAATAAGTTGTCCTTCGCCCATCTTACCCTCACCGTGGCCAACATAGCCAGGTGGAGCACCGATCAGCTTGGATACCGTATGCTTTTCCATGTATTCAGACAAGTCAAAGCGTATAAATTTCACGCCAAGTGCTTCAGCAAGCTTCTTAGCGGTATAGGTCTTTCCTGTACCAGTTGTACCAGTAAATAAGAAAGATCCAATAGGTTTGGTTGGATTACGCAATCCCGATTTAGACAAGAAGATTGACGCTACCAAGTTGTCAATAGCCAGATCCTGCCCATATACAACATTCTTAACACGTGGAGCAAGGTTAGCAAGTGCGTCATTTTCCTTCAAATTCATCATCTGTGCGGGTACTCTGGCAAGCTTGGACGCTTGCTTTAGAACCATGTCAATAGTTACTATTTTTTCATCTTGAAGCTTTGCAATAGCACCTGCTGAGTCCATAATATCAATAGCCTTGTCAGGGAAGAACTTTTGTTTCATGTAGCGATCAGCTAAATCAACGCACATATCAAGTGCGCCATCCTCGAATGTAACTCCGTGGAATTTTTCATACTGGTAAGCAATACCGGCAAGGATGAGTTTTGTCTCTGCTGCTGATGGTTGATCAATGTCGTACTTTTGGAAACGACGCAGTAAGGCTTTATCCTTCTCAAAGTGTTCATGGAATTCATCATATGTGGTAGCACCTACGCACATGAGTTGACCCTTAGCAAGCATAGGCTTCAACAAATTACCAGCATCCATTTGACTACCGGTTGTTGAACCTGCACCAAGAACCATATGAATCTCATCAATGAACATAATGCAATTACCAAGCTTCTTAACTTGATCTAATACACCCTTCAGACGTTCTTCAAAATCACCGCGGAACTTTGTCCCGGCAAGTAATGCACCCAAATCCAAACTATAGACAACCTTGTCTTGTAGGGCCTTTGGAACTTCTTTCTTTGTAATCTTGAGTGCAAGCCCTTCTGCAAGTGCAGTCTTACCAACACCAGGTTCACCAACATAGACTACGTTATTCTTTTTACGACGAGCTAAGATTTCGATTGTGTCCTTAACTTCGCGTTCGCGTCCGATAACCGGATCAATACTTCCATCGGCTGCTTCTTTGTTCAGGTTGCGAGCAAATAAATCAAGTGGTGTTTCACCTGTGCCTTCCGTAGCTGCTTTTTCTTCAGATTTACGCAACTGGGCGATAATCTTCTCTCTGGAAACACCGTTCTTACCTAAGAAGTAATATGCGTGACTTGTTTCCTCACTTAGGATACTTAGAAGAACTGCCTCATTACTAAGTTCATTACGACCACTGAATACAAGTTGTGTCAATGCTCTCTGAAATGTGCGTTGTAGAACTGCTGTTCTTTTGGCAGGAACATCCTTTAGGGCATCCGGCTTCTTGAGTTCGGGTTGGCCTAAAAACTGGATTACATCTGCCTTAATTTTAGCTGGCTGACCATTGATGGATAGGATAAGTTCATTGACATCCTTTTCGTGCAACAACGATAATAGGATATGTTCAAGTGTCACATATTCGTGATTATTATCGTTGGCAATTGCCACCGCACGTTCAATCATCTTCTCTACCTTCTTTGTACTCATTGTAATCCTTATATAGTAATGGAATCTCTATGTGATAGATTCCGGAGGGAGACCTTTTCAAACTCTTGTAAATCTTTAGGTATAGTAATATTTATGCGTACTAGAAGATCTCCAATAGCACCTGTTTCGGGATTTTTCATTCCCACCTTGGACAATTTTACAATTTGTCCAGATTGTATTCCTTCAGGGATGGTGAATTGTAATTTATTCCCATCTAATGTCCCGAGCGTAGCTTCAATGCCTAACATAGCCTCGATTGCTGTAATATTTATTTCAATCATCAAGTCGTCTAATGCACGTTTGAATTTAGCATCCGGTCGGACATCAATTTGGAACATCTTACCATTTACATATAGCTTAGTTCCTGTTCTAATTCCCTTTGGTACCTGTATTGTGGTATCACCGTGTTTTATTGTACAGCCTATATATGCATCTTGTAACGAAATAGTCAGAATGGTTGGGGTATGAGTTCTGGCCTGTGTAAATCCCCTGGCCGCATTATTTCTAAAGATTTCTTCGAAGACATGTTGCATGTCTCCGATATCCTCAAAATTCCATGTTTGTGAAGTAGCACGAGTACCGTGCGCAAAGGGATTTCTAGGTTCATTGAATCCGTAGTGATCATACAATTTTCTTTTTTCGGGATCACTGAGTTGCTCATAGGCTTCTTTAGCCTCTTTGAATTTTACTTCAACAGATGCTTTTTCAGCCTCTCCTTGCACCTTATCTGGATGATATTTGCTCGCGAGCTTACGATATGCTTTCTTTATATCGTCGTCGGATGCATTTTTTGCAAGGCCAAGGATTTCGTAGTAATCCCGTTTGCTCATTTAATTCTTTAGAATCGGTAGGTAATTCTACCTAGTGTCAAGTCGTATGGACTCATTTCGATTTCTACCATATCGTCTAGTAGAATTTGTATATTATTCTTACGAATCTTTCCGCTGATAACTGCATTTAAGATATGCCCACTTTCTAGTTTAACTTTAAATCGGGCTCCGGGTGATGCATCTGTGACGCGACCCTTTGTTACAATCATATCGTCTTTAGCCAAGTTATCAAACTCCGTAATTAAGTTGTGTATTTTTAAGTAACATTACCTTGTCGTCCCTACTGACGCAAAGATATTTTCCGAGTGGAAGTATTTGGCAATTGCCCAACATGCTCTGTAATACATTAGCTTCATGCGGATTCTTGCCAACTCCAAAAGCAGATTCGCTTAGGAAGTTTCTTCCAATCACAACATCATAATCGCCCACATCCACAACTTCCGCGACGATCTTTCTTCTGTTGTGTGTCAGTGTAACGACATTACCATCTATAGTCAAGTCTGACACCAAGGATTCTTTAAAGAATTGATTGATACTTTCTTTCATATCTTGCATTTTAAATTCGTCCTTAGGTACATATGCTTCTGGTTGAAGAATTAAGTAATTGAATAGTTCCGGATCATTAAACTTGAACGCTCTGTCGTCTGCAAGGTATGTTTTTACGGTCCAATCCATATTACCAGATAAGTTACCAATGTCCTTTAATAAGGCTTGGAACTTGTTAGGGAAGGTATCATCTCTCGACATTTCGACAAAGACGAGATAGCGCCCTTCTTCATCTGTATTGGGACTTACTTCAACATCCAGGGTGTCGATAAACCCTCGTTGGATGAATGTATTTAGGTCATCAGCAGGGTTTTGATCATTGAGATAGAAGGCTACAACAATAACATCTTTTTCATCACCGGCCTTAGGTTCAAACTCGTCGATCGAAACGTCTGGCAAGATGGTGCCTGCTAGATCGCCATTCTTTAAGCTCATACTTCTTCCTCTGGTGGCATCTCTCCAGGACCACCCATATCGTCTGGTGTAATATCCTGTTCTGGTGCTTCCTGTTCTGGTGGTGCTTCATCCGCGAATGCACTTGCTATCTCTTCATTTGTATCATCAATATCTTTTTGGATGATATCATCTAAATCCTGCAATCCGCGATTGATATACTTAATCGGCAATTCTATTGTTACAAGCCAGACATCGCTGTCAACCATCTTGGCTCTCTTACTTTGTGGATCTACCCAATCCTCTGGTCCCTTAACCTTAACAGGTCTCTTGAAGATTCCTTTTCTAAAATTTACTTTGGCGCCGAGCTTGGTTAAACGCAATCCTGCATCTGGATCTGGCATCATTGCGTATGGATACATCCACACAGTCTTATACCAGTATCTTCCAATCTCCGGACCTTCTACCAATTCTCCAAGAATCCAATTCTTATAGGCAAAGATTTCAGCATTATCTAATGTGCGCTCAAACTCCAACAAGGTGTCCAAAATTGTATCACCCTTTGAAATTCCTACTAAAGTCTGCTTGATGCTATCTAGATCAGTTGTCATCCGTTACCCTCTTTTGATTATTTATCTATAACTTGAGAGATTTTGAAAGTTTTGAAAAGACACCTCAATCCAATCCTCTACCTTTAGAAAGTCATAAGTAATAGGTATGCAAAATACACTCGGTACTATTATCGACGTTTCCGCGGATGGGCACTCCCTGCCCAGAATTCCGCTAACTCCACAAAAACCACTACTAAGGAGCATAACCTTGAGCAAAAATCGCAGAATGGCGAAGGCACAGCCACAATCACGTTCATCACGTCAAGTAAAAAATTTCGTAGATGAGTCACAGTCCACAAATGTAGTCAAGCTTGGTAATCGTAATTATAAAAGAGTAGAAATGCTCCCACGTAATACGGCACAAGAAACATACATCGAAGCCTTGCTAGAAAAAAGAATGGTATTTGCAGTAGGTCCTGCAGGTACAGGTAAGACATTACTTGCGGTCTTACGTGCTATTAAGGCATTAAGAGAACAAGAAGTAACAAAAATTATCCTAACACGTCCGGCAGTGAGTGTAGACGAAAAACATGGATTTTTACCGGGAGATTTAAATGCAAAAATGGAACCTTGGACACGCCCGATCTTTGATGTATTTGAAGAGTATTACGGACTACAAGAGACAAAGAGAATGCTTGATGAGGGCACCATCGAAATTGCGCCCTTGGGCTTTATGCGCGGCCGCACATTCAAGTATGCCTATATTATTGCTGATGAAATGCAAAACGCAACGCCAGATCAAACTAAGATGTTATTGACACGTATTGGCGACGGTAGCAGTATGGTTATTACCGGTGACTTAAAACAACATGATCGTGGATTTGATAAGAATGGTCTAAAAGATTTCTTAGAGAAACTAGCTTCGTACAAAACTAGGTCGATGGCAGTATGTACATTTCAGAGATGCCACATTGAACGAGATCCGTTAGTAGCGGAAGTCCTTGACGTATATGGGGAGGATGAATAACAAAAGGGCCCCAAGGGCCCTTTTTAATGTTCTTATTTTTTAAGTTCGTCTATACGTTTTTGAATAGTATCTATTTGTTTCTGTACTGATTCTCTATATTCTTTTTCTTTAGTCTGATGTACATATCTTGCATCTGAAAAGAAAATACCGACAACGGTAAAAATAATTGTTCCGGTAGTACCAGTTAAGATTTTTCCATAATGATTCTTGAGAAATTCTAACATTTAATTATTATCCTTCTTTTGTATAATTTCTTCTAATTGTCTTTTATATCTTGCTGCTAATGCTGCATCTATAGGAGATAGGCGTTGATTAGGTGCTTGCTCCCTCTTAATATCTAATTCAAATAATTTATCTTCGAGATTCTGTTTTCGTAGATTAGATACCGCTGATTTAACTGCTAAATGAATTTGTTGCTTATCCTTCTCGACATCTGCGGCATGGGCATAACGTGCATCGAGCGTAAAAAGGGTTGCCACTAGCGTAATGATAGTGCCGGAAGAACCTAATAAGATTTTCCATTGATTTTCTTTGATTGTCTGCATTACTTGCATACCGTTTCCTCTTATGGTAGCAGTATTTATCAAAGATTAGGAATTCTAATACCTATTTAAGTCCTAATTTAGTCATGCTGAGTTTTAGGATATGATTTGTTATGAACGTAGCCCATTTTTCGGCATCCTGTTCTATCACCCTGAAATCATATACATCGGGTGGAACAAATACTCTGTTTGTATTGTCGAACCGCCCCCTTTCAATCGTATCTACCCAAATAGTCCAATGTGCATTGAAATTATTTCTCATCTCAACCAATGGCGCAACAAAATCACAAATAACAAAATCACATTCAATCTTATCTGCAAGTTCGCGCATTCTATGACTCTGCCTGATTCGACCTTCGTGACTAAAATCCCAATCGTTGTATTCTTTTCTAACTCTATCGGCATTTAGCCAGATTACTTTCTTTTCATAATGCTCAAAATATATCCTAAGCTTTTCTGCAAGTGTTGTCTTTCCGGCACCCGGAAGGCCCATAACAAGAATTCGTTGTGTCACGATATTAGATTATATTCCTTGCAAACCATTTCGTAGATTTCTTTCCACGGATGTTTAGGACCTACAATAGCAAAATGTTCTGTCTCATAATGGTCGTTATGGTCTTGTTGAATTAATACCGTTCTAAGACCCATTTGATAGCCGGCTTCGGCATTCTTGATATGATCTTCAATCCAGAATAAATCAGATCCTTCCCAGGGAAACAGAGCATTTCTTTTCGAGGACCCTGTCTCTAAACAAATAAGTTCAATGAACATATTTCCAAATAGTTTTTCTAGATTTTCTTTTCTATGTTTCTTGGCAGTCGGATTAGCACTCAGACTAGTAATACAGACAAATTTAAATCCATGACCGGCTAATTTTTTAACATACTCAGCAGCATCTTCATATGGTTCTAAATCAGCAATATATGGACTCTCGTTGTATTCGTTGATTAGCTGATACGCCTGGTCATCATTTATATCATAACGAGCACTCATTGAATAATGTTGATCTGTGCCAGGGATTAATTTATGGCCCTTATCGGCCATAAACTTTTCAAATCCGCCAAACCACCAAACTAATACACCATCGGCATCGGTTAATATTATTTTAGGCTTCATGCTACGTCAAAAACAGTCTTGGCTCTTATATTGCCGAATTGGTCGACAAAGACTTCGGGGCTTTCCTCTGGTTGAATTTGAACTTCACGATAAGCAGCATCTAATTCATCCATTTGCTTCTTATATTTTGTGCGGACATACTCTTCAAATTTATCGTATTCGGTTATACCATATCGCGAACCGGTAATCATTTTTCTATTGATGTAATCGCCAATAGCACTACCTACAGAAATATGTCTATCTCTAACTTGGTTTACAAATTCTACAGATTCTGCAACTTCCCATTGATCCTTAAGACCCTTACCTGTCTTAGGATCCTTCTTAAGGCTATTCTTGTGCGATACAATAATAAAAACTTTTTCTTTGCTCATTCTTTTTCCTTTTTTGGTCTACAATCATGAAATTTTACATCTTTTCTATTACAGAATTTTAGACGCAAAAAGTTATCTGCTTCTTCCGAATATGTTAGGACTATGGCAGTTCTTAAATCCATATTAATAGCTGCCTGTGCCCCACTAACCTGAACACCGTTCTCAAGTATGTTATTGAACATATTATCATATTCGTTAAATATTTCGTGGGATGGTGTATCTCCTATAAAATACTCAAATCGAGAATATATAATCTGATTATGCTTCTTTTGCAATTATTTCAAGCTCTACCATAGTTGCACTTAGATTGATTTCAATATCTGCGCACATTGTATGTTTTACCAATCCGTCACGTATTACTAAAATACAGCGATCTTCTTTAGAATCATTACCATCGGCCCAGACATCCAAATTCTGATACATGAATTTGTAAATATCTTCATATTCTTCTTGCTGTGCCTGTGTGCAAATTAGTTGCCTTGCTTCCTTAAATCTCTTAGATCTAAACAATGCAACCATGTCCAGTCTGTAGTCAGCAACATTCTCGATACCTTCGCCAGGTTTTTGCAATTTACCGTCTAATACATTGGCCTGCACCATACTTATACCCCTGCGTAAGTCGGGATAAGTTTTTTTGGAGATTTCTTCTAATGCGTCAATGTCAATTTCAGTGTTTTCTTTTTGTAAGATATCAATAAGACGCATATCAAATTCGTCTTTATTCAAACTCTCAATATGCATACGACCTGTTTCGCAACGAGAATGAATAGCTTGGATAATCTTGTGTGGATAATTACATGTCAGCAAGAAGCGTACATTCTTTGCGTATTTTTCCATTGTGCCACGCAATGTATTTTGTGCTGGTGGAGATAATCCATCAGCCTCGTCTAAAAATACATAACGAATTTCACCATATCCCATGGTTTCGGAGAATCGTGTAATTGTATCACGAATGTAATCAACACCATTATCCTTGGATGCATTTACATCAAGAATATCAAATGCATTAATCTTTAATTCATTCAACAGGATTTTAATAAGTGTGGACTTGCCAGTGCCTGGCGAACCAGACAGAAGCATATGCGGCAATGCACCACCTGCAATCCATCGTTCAATTTGCTTTTTCTGATTTTTGTCTTTGAAGACATAACCGTCAAGTGTAGGTGGACGGTATTTTTCGACCCATAATTCTTTCACAGACTGACCTTTCTAATTTGTAACAAGTATAACTATGAACAATAGAAATGTCAAGTCTGAGCGCGTTCGTTTGCCTGTGAAAATACGGAGAAAATTGCTGTCTCTGGATCATCGTCAGAAACAAGCATACATGCCTGTGGCCATTCTACTCCAAATAATTGAAGATATGTACCGTCCTCCTGTCTGATCTTAATCATACGAGTCCATCGTAGATGTTCAACAAGAATCCATTGTCCGGGTGTAATATCTGTGATGTCTTCTCCAACAGAATATACTTTACACCAGCGTGGGCGTATACCCTCACTCTTACCATCATCGCTCGGAATAATAATTCCATTGACTACACGCGATCCTCGTTCCAGGTCGGTAACAAGGACTTTACCTTTGAGTGCTTTAATTTTCATCGTCTTCTTTCATAACAATGTCGCCACTGGGCAACTCTACTTCTTTCATTGCCTTTGTTGTCTTTGCAACTCTGGATGCCTTTGGTGCCTCTAATACCGTTGCAGGTGCTGCGGGAACAGGGCCCTTCAGGCCAGTATTTACTATGGTAGATTGAACTCTGTGATTTTCGCGAGCAATCTGATCAGCAGTCTTGGTTACGCGGCCATCCTTAATTTGATCACCCTTGGCATTTACTTTCATATTTCCAATTGCTGGAACTTTCTCATTTTCACGACGAATGGAATCCATATCCAATGTCGTGCCTCTATATGTAACGTGGCGTGACATGATTTTCTCCTAATTTTTCTAATTTTAGTTTCTTTGTTGCTTTAATTTTTTCCATTACTTCCGGTGTATGTGTTTTACCAAAGAATGGATTATCGCTACCTATATTCTTACCCTTAACCATTTTACTAATTTTTAATTTAGTTTCTTCAGTATGCTTAAATCCCTTCTTAGATTCAGACATCTTTAGCTTTGATTCTTCTGTGTGTTTTCTACCTTTGCTGGATACTTTTAATTTTTCTATCCATTCTTCTGAAAACGTTCTCCCTTTTAATTTAGCAGATATTTTCTCCTTAGATTCTTCTGAATGTTTGTGCTGTTTACTCTTATCACTTAGCTTTTTCCTTGTCTCGGCTGTAACCTCTCCGTAATAACCGCCCATATGTCCGTCTTCTATTTTAAGATTAGCCCATTCTTTAGATTCTACTATGTTATTTTCCTTAGAAAAATTTACTGCATATTCTGTTATAGCTTCTTTATCTTCAAAAAATTGTGTCCATAATGTAGATACATCATCTCCGTGTTTATTAAGATGCCTCGTCCAAACTATACCAGATCCTCTATACTTAATTGGATCAGAAATTGTCTTACCAAAATATTTCAATCCGGTTATATTATGTTGTTTAATATATAACCAGGTGGGTTTAAATTCCTTCATTTTAAATAGTCTTTGATATCGAATCCATATTTCAGCGAATCTACTCTATGAACACCTATCAAATACAGAATGTACGATGAAACACTTGAACCTCTTCCTACACCCCAAATAAATTTATTCTTCCTCATGTAATCAACAAGAAATATAAACAATCGAAGTAACATAATTAAATCACGCTCTTCATAGAGTTCATATTCTAATTCTACTCTGTCTACTTCGGCATTTGTTTTACATTTATCGAATAGCCATTTCTTTACATCTATTTGCTGATAAATTTCTGGGAAAATCCATTCATCGGCACATTTTTGGTGAAACTCGTCAAACGTTAAAAGTTCCTCTGGTGCATCTAAAAATGTAATTGTTTCTTGCAGTAGTTCGGCCTGGTGTTCTTTAAAGAGGTTTATTTCCTCATCAAATATAACATTCAAGTGACTTATGCTCTTTCCTTGCAGTAATAATTCTCTCAATTCATTACTGGAAAGTATGGCTTGACCGTACATATTTGTTTTCATTCGACCTTCCGTGGCTTCCACTTTTCCACCTGAACAATTCTTGCTGGTTCTCTTACCATACCGATATGTGTATCATCCATTTCAGAAACTACTCTTTCAAATTCATCCATTGGATCAGTAATTCCTGCAAAAATTTCTTCGTCTGTAGCTTCTGATTCTTCTGGGCGAACAAATTCAAAACAGAATCCATCATTTCTTGTCCACCAAGGTTCTATATCCCTGCAGGTACCTTCTGTGTAGTATTCTGTTGTGGTTGCTGGCAATTCATATTCGTGTTCGGGACAATCATAAGTGTACTGCAATGATGTATCACTTGCCTTTAATTTAATTTCGCCGATCTCCATATCCGAGCCGGATAATGCAGAGAGTTTTGAATGTATCAATCTTATAATTAAATCATCACTGGGATTTCCAGGACAATATAACATAATATTGGATGATAGATTCGCAAGGTATAAATCATCTTCGTTACCCACATCCACCATTGTTATATAAGATAAATTAGTATCTAACCAAAAATATAATTTCTGATATATAACACTTGCTCTATATTCAATATCTTCTTTTGATTTAGACTTCTTACCCGAAACAATTAAGTTGACAGATAGTTCCCAATCAACAGGAGTAAGAAATCCTTCTTGTATTCTTGTTCCAGCAAATTCATAACTCAGGGTCATATAATTTCTGATGATGCTTTTCCCTCGTTTCATCATAGTTATTAGTCCTCGATCTTACCTAATTCAATCGGTTTATTAGCTTCTGGAAACTTTCTTGAATATTCATCATCCATCATCTTCTGCATTCTTTTGGCTCTTTCGTCCTCAAGATGTTGAATAACTTCTCTAATGCTAAGAACCGCCGGTGAATGTCCAAGTGTTTTCTGCATGTTCATAAAGGTGTAGGCTCTCCCCAACCTTTCGATAATCTCTTCGTCGGTTAGTTTGGCAACATCTAAAAACGGGTGCATACGGTGTCCTCTTATTATCTGTATTTATGGCAGGTTCAGACCAGTCTTACAAAAGATGACACAGATCTAAGACTCATCCGCTTCTACTATCTCGTGGATAGTGAACCATCTTTCAGGCCACATCAATACCTGAATAGCATTTGCAGAAATAGAGAGTCTGAATTGTAATGCATCCAATTCATCAGCGAAACAGATATATCCGCGCGCGACACGCTGATAATCGGAATCAAATGAAGAAACGCCAATACCCGGAGGAATCATTACAGCAAAATGATTAGGTCCCGGAGGAGCAGGATGCTTAAATTCATCCTTTATTTTCACTTGTTCATATTCAAGTTGACAATAACCCCAGGTCCCCTTAAGCAACTTATAGGCTTGTCTTGTGAGTTTCCTATAATCGGTCATTGCCTCATCCGCTACAATATTAGAATAATCCAACCTAACCACATATGGTTTAGGAAAGAATATTTTAGTTCGCGAATGAAGTTTCTTAACGCTCATATGTATTCGTGATGGCGCTTATGAAAGGCAGTGACATCATCCTTCTCAGAAAATCGCAGAAGAATATACTGACCCATGTCGAGTTCAGCATATAGGCCCTTAATTTTTTCTAAGGTAGGAAGAATGTCAGCCTGGCGACGATAAAAAGTAGCAGGATGCATCTTAATAGACATCCAATCAGAGGTATAACTATCTACCACACGTAGATCACCAACAATGCATCTTCCTTGCTGTTTCATTTATATCTCCATTACGGTTTATTAATCCATAGCCATTTTTCGCATATGCTAGAAGCCAATTCTTGTCCACGAATTGTTCCTCCACCAATTACATTCCACATTCTATTCATTGATACAATGTGTTCTTTTCCGGATATGGTTCTTATTGAGAGAGTGACATCCCCTTTAAGTTTATCTACCACCATATCCTCAGCATCTCTGACATTAATGGATTCAATAAACTTAAAGAGGACAATGTCATCATCCACGGTCACAACCGAATGACCGTGGAAAGATGACATTACAGAAGGCTAAGGTACAGCGAAGACGCCGGATCAAAATCCTGTTTGAAAATATAGATCTTTGGGCTAACCGATTTGCCGCCCTTCAGTGTCTTCAGTACACGGCCTTCCATTGTCCACTTATCTTCGCCCTTGCCGACGTTGGCATTGAGCCAATTGACAAGCTTGTAGAAATGTTCGCGATCACGAATCGTAACACGGAAGGTATGAGCCGCGTTCTGCTCTTTCAGGTTCACCGGAGTGGCCTTAGGGGTAGTTTGCTTGTTCATATTACACTTTCTGTAAAGTTGGGTTGTTGAGCTTATATTTTATACTAGACTAAGATTGTTGTCAACTGGATTTACCACCACTTGATTTCTTTACAAAGCTTACATTCATATGCATCGTCATTATGCCCATGCCCCGAATATCGCCACCCCTTATTGTGTGGACATTTCCCTGCCAATATTAGAATGGTCTGCTCCTCTTCTGAAGGCGTTAGGATCCTGTCCATCTCGTTATCATCTAATTCCACGACGGCTATGTTAACTCTATATCTAATTCCACTAGTTCTAACCCAGTCTCTTTTATATATTTACGCACACGGTCCAGTGCGTCTCCCCATCTGGTAAGAATTTCCAAAGATGGTTTTGGTGCAACAAATCTTGTTAATCCGGCTTGAGCCATATGTACAAAGCATCTATCACACGATATTAACGGCCAGGTGTACAGTGTACATCCGGCGGTACTTTCTTTTGCAAACAAAAGTGCATTCATCTCGCAATGAACTATTCGACTATATTTTTCTTCGCGGTTGGAATAGTTTTCCGGTAAGTCTAACATGTTTTTTGGAAAACCATTGAATCCGACCGAAACAACGCGGCGATCAGGTGACACAATTACAGCACCGGTTTTGGTGCTTGGATCTTTGGACCAAGTGGAAACTAGCTTTGCCAGATCTAGAAATCTAAGATCCCATTTTAGAGTATTTTCCATTATCTAGATAAACTTTCTTTTGTAATAATTTGAGCAAGTTCTTCGCCGAGATCCTCTTTATCTGTAATTACATACAGACTGGTATTATGCCGATCGGTTCGAGGATCATATACGCTAACCTGAATTACCTTGCCACCTGTAGCAGCATGCACGGTAAAATTCATACCATTTGATCTATCACCGATACTTGAACCTTTTGTTACCGGTGATTGCGCACATGAATCTTCAGTATAATATCTCTTATCCTCGCTTACAGACCATTTAACTACGGTCTTTACCATCTTCTTTATATATCTACCTAATTCCATATTGTCCCCATGTTAATTTAAAAACAAGTAAAGTTGCCTCATCCTTGAAAGCATATACTCGTTTATCATTGTCTATATTATATCCATACCAATCATCAAATTTTCTACCAAGCATTTTATTGCACCAGGTATCCTGAATACTCTCGTCTAATGTTTTAATAATAATTCGGTGTGGCCAAATTTCTTTTTTAAGAACTCTCACATCCAAGTCAATTTAAAAAGTGTTGCGTCTTCGCCATCATATATGTGGATGGTATACATTGGATCGCCGCTGTTGAATCGCCATGTACAATCATACTGGCCCTTCATATTTTGTTCCATCCATTTTTCAAAATCAGAATCTGCATAAGCCCAGCAATGCCAACCTACCATATCTTCTCTAAATTCTTTAGTTTCTGTGTGAAGAATATTATGCCAGCCATCTTCATATCGCCAGTGGCGAACATTTACTTGCATTTGAACCTTAATTTGAATATTAACGCGTCTTCTTCATTCTTAAATTTAAATATTGCTAAAGTATCATATCCAGATACATCACTAACATCAAGCTGACCAAAAGATTCTAATTCTATATTAAGTTCGTCGCAATAGTCAACCATTGAATTAACTTCTTCCGGCGAGAGATCAGCTAATATTATCTCACAGCGATTCTTTGGCCAGTTAAATTTATAGATTGGTTTAGTCATATACCCAATAATCTTCTAACAACTAAGAATTCTTCCCATGATTGTTTTAATGCCGGATGTTTTTCTAGCTGTTCTTCCGTAGGTGGTATAAATGGTGGCACAGGCATTGGATTCACCATTAAAGGCATCCAGGTTGTACCTTGCCACATATAAGTCTGCTCTCTGTAACTATCATACCAACAATCTCCTATTTGTGGAGTTGATGGTCTATTAAGTACCCAAGTTAAGGACATATCAGATATCGTTTTCTACCCTGTTTTCAGAATGCCAAACAGAGAATTTTCCACCCGGATAACGTGCCTCAAGCTTATTGACATTTTCTTCAATGACTTGATTAGGATCAAATCCCAGTGCGATACAAGCATTCATCCAATACCAAATGATATCGCCTAGTTCGCGTTTCATATGGAAAATATTATCTTCGTTATATTCCTTACCGTGAAAGAGAATCTTCTTAACGATTTCGTCGAACTCGCCGCCTTCGCTTGCTAAGCCGACGCCGGCAGTTGTTAAACGTGCTACATCACACCCCTGTGATTGTAGAAATTTGATTCGCTCGATAAAGAGGTCTGTGTTTTTACTTACTGGGCTGGTAACGCCATCAACGAATGTGGCATAGTTGTTTAGAATAGTTTTGTCCATGAATTCCTTTATAGTCAGACATAAGTGTCTTGTTTTACATGTTTGACTATTTTATAGAATTTCACAAATTTGTCAAGTGAATACCGTGTTCTGGTTTTACCGTAAGAAGATTTACTTGGATCTTTTATTTGTGTAAGCCTATCATACGGCTCATCAACAAGTTCTTCAATATGATCAATTTCAAAGGAATTAATTGTTGTTGGCGTTCTTCCTGAAAAACTTGAAAAACTATAAGGAAAATCGATCATTACTTTTCGACCATGAGTATTCTCAAGAATCAACATACCCGAATCGCAAATTGCTAAGGCAGTGTGAAATAAATCTGTTGCTTCGGGAAGAGTAATTTCATCTAAGGTAAAATGTACTTTCGGAACTGCGTGAATCGATGCTAGTTTGATCATTCCACGCGATGAATAATAACCCGAACTAGGCATACTGGGGATATTAGTAAAATACGAAGCTCCACCGGCAATATCCTTGTTTAGATATGCCATAGATTCCTCTCGTGTGAGTGGATTATCTGTTTTCTTCAATACCTTTAGGATCTTCAGATCTGTCTGGTAATGATATTTGGCATCTTCAATCCTAATAATTTGCCTACGCAGAAATACCTGCGGTTTGTATACGTATCCTAAAGAATCAAATGGGGCATAGAGAGATAAGACACCCATATATGTTCCAACTAATTCATTTTGAAGTAGGACCGTATCACCAATCTGTACATCCTTAAGATTAACCTTACCCTCAATGAGTTCTGTATTCTGTGAAGCTTCGAGATATGTCGGGGAACTAACAGGAACTAAAACCATCTTAGTTTGACTATCTTCTCTAGCCCAAACACATTTCTCCTGGATCAGTCCTTCTGTGACTCCGGTAACATGAAGAATATTTTCTAAATTATCATTACTGATTCTGACTAGATATCCACGCGGGTCGATAACAAGCCAGGCCTGATCTAAAGATCCCCAGTTTTTTCTATCTGTCTTATGTAATGTAAATCCCGGTAGAGGAATATTATTATGTTCTTTAAGTACCGTGTACTTCTTTGTTATATTTTCTAATCTCTTTTTCTCATTGGATGAATTTCCAAAAGGAATAACTTCTGCTTCTGGTAATTCGTGTTTTGTACTTGTTGTATTCCATCCTGAGTAAATCTGTTTTGCAATATTGAGCATTAATTATTTTCCGTTATCGCTTATTAAATGTTTAATCCTGCGGTGGACAATAGATCGTAAGACTATAAATTGTTCCTTCTCGTCAGGATTTGGTGTTTCCTTAATAAGCTGGAGATAATTTTCGTCGAGGATAGTTGCATCATCAAGATCCGAATGTTTGATAATGATTAGACGTTGCTTTAATTCTTGAACTCCGTACATAGTATCACCTCGATTGTAGTCAAAACTATTTATGCACCTAACCCAAACTGTATTCTAAACATTGTGGCATCAGGCGCGTCCTCAAAGCCAAATTTATTGCCACCTAGCATAGTCCAGCGCCCTTCGAGGTTCTGTACACACCAAATAACAATTCCCCTACTAGCAATTTCGTGATAAGGAAGATTTATATGTGTAAATGTCCATGATGTATCCTTATCGCGAATCAATTCATTCATCGGTACGTATGTATTCTTATCCATCTTATCCTATATTGCTAATATAATACATTGTAACATAATTTATGTATTATGTCAAGATCATGCAAAAAGGGCCCTAAGGCCCTTTTGTTATATTTGATTATTATTTTGATCTATATGGTGTCCAATTCGACCTTGTCTGCTTTAATCTATCAGCAATAACATACATCGCAATAGGATTATGACCTATACCCATATGGCTTGCGCCAGGAACTTCGATATTTTCAGATTGATCGTTTTCATCCTCAATGGAACATTTCCAGTGTACCACACCATCTGTTTTACTATATAGAGATGTGAACGGAACCGGTGGCGGCTCACTAATCTGCTTTACTATGGTAGGATTCTTATAAGTCTTATCCTTACTCAAGATTTCATATACACGAGCAGCATTGGTTCCATCATCTACAGATTTAAATGGCGAACCAAGTGTAATGACTTGTCTTATAAGATCGGGGCACAACTTAGCTATTTCCCTGCTATAGATACCGCCTAAACTCCACCCTATTAGGCTAATCTGTGCGCCATTAGATGCTTCTGATATCTCAGCAACACGATCAGTTAGGTCTTTGAGTAATTTCTCCATTCCCTGGCGTGGACCTAAGTTTCGTCCTAAGCCCCACGTATGTGAATGGTAACCGATTCCATCAATAAAATTCCTAATATATTGAGTGGAACCATCAGATCCACCGAGACCAGGAATAACCAAAACTGGATGCCCATCTCCCGGTGGTGCAATAAATTGTAGAGGTGAGTTTAAAAGCCAGCCAAGACCATATTCATATATGCATCTTGCTGCCTCTAATCCTAATAGCATCTTTGATGGACTTGCCATGTACTACCTTTCTATAATATATGTATTTATTAAAAACCTACAGAATTACCACATCCGCAACTTGTTTTCTGCGACGGGTTGTTGAATATAAAACTCTCACCCATCATATCTTTCTTGTAATCAATCGTCGCTTCCTCTAAATACATACTACTCGCCGCATCTACTACCATCTTATGCGACTCGCTAAGAGGAAACTCAAAATCATCGTCTTCCTGTTTTTCTTCAACTGCAAAGAAATAAGTAAATCCGTTGCAGCCGCCGCCTTGCAATCCAAAGCGAATCATTGTTGCTTTTTCTTCGGTGAGGACTGATATAATTTTTTCTTTTGCTTTTTCTGTAATTGTAATCATATTCTCTTATCCACAATGTGATCTGCCAACCCAAGCTCAACAGCTTCAGGTGCAGTTAGCCATTTATCTCTGTCAAGCAATGTTACAAACTGATCGTATGTTACACCCTTGGAATTGTGCTTAACATACAATTCCGTCATCTCTTTCTTCATTCGAAGACTTTCCCTGAGGTCAATTTCCATATCAGAAACCTTACCCCTTGTACCAGATGCGGGTTGGTGTATCATTGTCATTGTCCGCGGAAGCAAATATCTGTGGCCTGGTGCGCCAGCTTGGGCAATAAACGATCCCATACTTGCCGCCCAACCGATAGCATATGTATGAACCGGGCACTTAATGTATTGCATGACATCATATACCGCTAATCCATCATAGACAGAGCCACCGGGAGACTTGACATACATACTTATCGGTTGCTCTGGATTTTCAGCTTCCAAGAAGAGTAATTGTGCCACGATAACATCACACATATTTTCTTCAACTTCACCTGTAAAGAAAATAACTCTTTCTTTCATCAAGCGTGAATATAGATCATATGAACGCTCACCACGGGCGGTTTGTTCAACTACGATTGGAACCAATGCGTTTCTCATTTTTGTTTTCCTTTGATAAATAGTGTTATGAAAATTAAAGAATTCTTAGGTGAAAGTGCTACCGATGTCGTTGCTCGTTTCTATAAAGAGGCGTCTGCTGATATGGACAAATTTTATAATCCTGAAGATGTAAAATACAAAAATCAAAATAAAGAATATTACGATGAGCACTTCAAACAATGGTTTAGTGAAGAAGTAGTTCCAGTCTTCACCAAGCCAGTCACCAAGCCACAAGCAGAATACACTAATATGCCTAAACAGGGCAAGCTCCAATCCCCTGGCTATCGTGGCTTGCAGTATGCGTTAGCTGCTGCGAATCTACCTTATAACCACAATGTACAAGCATACAAACCTGATCCACAGCGTGTTCTTGCAGCACAAACTATGGACGGTGCTAGGAATAACAACGGTCAGTAACCTTGTAATTTCTTAATTAGTAATCTTTCTAGATCATCTTCTGTGAATTCAAATACCCTTAAATCATAACGATTTGCAAATGACATCATATCCTGCAATAATTGATCAATTTCAATTGCAGATTTGCGTATTGCCGGCATTGCTGCCCTGTCCCAACGCTTAATTATATAGACATTAGTTCCGGATCGCTGGCATAATACTCTATGGCCGTCCTGGGTCATTATTCCGTACATCAATTATAGAACAGCATTGATACTCGCTGCTAAATCCGGATCGTGATTGTCGGCATCTTCGTTGAACCAATCAGTACTCTTCATAGCCCAACTCCAATATGAATGAGGAACTGAAGTCATTAGTTCGCCTTTATGTTTTCCAAAAGGCATTCTTTCATAGATAATAGGTTCAGCTGCCCATTTTGCAATTTGTGGGCCATATGGTTGATCCTTATCAATTAGATTCATTTCCTCCATATAACTTACAAGTGCCTCAAGCAACTTCGCGGTGATATAGGAATCATTGCCAGCACGATGGCAACGCATCTCGATTGGAATATCCAACTCAAGTGCAAATCGTAAATATGGGAGATTTGTTTCTTCAATTGCCTCTACGCCATTGAATAGCTTCTTTGCCATTCTCCAGGTACAAATCCAATTGTGTTTTGATGTATCAATACCGTGTCTTTCTAAAACACGCATATCATAGAAATGATTATGGGCTACAAGATAACCACCAGTATAACCATTTATTACTGATTGAAATACTTCGCTTGAATCGACAAAGGATGGTTTATCTTCAACCATACTATTTGTGATGTAGCAAATTGATTCTACCTTGGGTGGAATAGGACGATCGACAGGCTTGTGTAATTCTTGAAAAATTGTCCAATCATCGTCTTCTCTAATAACGAAGCCAGATTCTACAATTTCAGCAATTTTATAATCATCAGAATTGGTTTCAGTATCTAAAACTAAACAACTCTGTAAGAAATCTTCTTTATGTGACATCGTGAAACTCTCCAGTAAGCAATAGTGTAACAACTACTTACTGAAAAGTCAATCAACCACTAAAGAATAAAGATATCAATATCCTGACATTTTACCGAGACTGGCAAAACGCTTCATCCAGGTTAGCACTTCTTGATCCGCACCTTCCTTAGACTCATCAATTTCTCCGCCTTCGGAATCGGATTCTTGCTCTTTCTTATCCTTAAGCGCCTTTGTCATTGGTTCTTTCTTATCTTCGTCTTTGTCGAAGTCTAGGAAATCGGGCTTGTCGCCTTTCTTTTCACCTAAAGTTACCATGCCGAGAACAGGAGAAACCGATTCCTTTAGCATGTCATATTTCTTTAACGAATTGAGCATTGCTGCTACATCTTTGTCTACATTTTCCATTTGTGGATTTCCTTGTGGTTGCTGTGGTGCAGGTAGGGCCTGTGGTTGATCCCCTGCTGGTTCTTCGGCCGATGATCCGCCTGACTTTGGACGAACCTGATCTGTAAAATATCCAATATTTTCTAATTTCTTTAGTTTCTTTATCTCATCATCTATACTATAAACTTTTGTTTTACCTTCCTTACTATTCATAAGGTGAGGATCTTCATTCATTTCTACCATCAATTTTTCTAATTGAGCACTATGCTGTTTGAGTCCTTTAACTAAATCTGAATAAATGTATGGAAACTTTTCTTTAATCTCTGCCTTGTTTGCAGGGTCATCGGCGATATCATGAAAACATGGTGTCCCGGCATCAAATTGATATTTTTCGGGTCCTGTGGTTCGTTTCCCTAATACTCTGCCATCTCGATCAATATGCTCTGGATCTTTTGGGTAGACTTGAAATAGCATTGCTCTCGACGAGTAATTTTGATAATTACCGTCATAGGTCGAATTAGCCGTACACCACTGTGTTCCTAATCCTAATGCTCTAGCAGCAGCCCAATTGAATACTGTATAAATTGAATAATCCTCATTATCAACAATTTTCGCACGCTTGGCAATTTTGTTTACGGCGGCATTCTTGGCGGCGTCTCTAATCTGGTCTAGTTTATCATGATAATGTGTTGCTAGATATTTTCCTAAATCTCTCACACTATTAAATTTTGGAATATCTTTATGAGTTGCATCAAGCATATCACGATTCTTTAAGAGAGTCCAATCTCTCATATTCATATTCATAACACCTGTGATATCTTCCCAGTTATGACTTCCTGCAATATAGCGACGAACAATCCATTCGCTGTAAGCACCATCACGTGAATAAATTGTCCCCTCATAACCTGCCTTCTCAATTTTATCTAGGTTTTCTAGAAACCATTGAGCAAGTTCTTCGTCTGGTGCTTTCTGGAAAGTTCTACTAGAATTGGCTGGAAAATTCTGTGGATGTGAACGTGCATCATCGCGCATTGCATCAGCAAGTCCCACAACAAGTTTTTTATCAGCAAGAACACGCTGACTGCCCTTTGTCAGGGCAATCGCTTCGGTTAGAAACATCTCTTTAAGATACTGAATGAAATTCATTATAGTCCGACGAGATTATCCCTTAATGCATCTAAGATTGGACGCAATTGTGCAGCATTGCCGGCAGCAGCTTCAGCAGCATATTTGTTAAACTTGTCTGAACGTGCGTGCCCGCCAGATGCCTGTGCAATTGCCTTAGTAATGGCAGATGATAATTCTGATGTCCTAGATCCCCATCCTGAATCAATGCCAACATTACCCGATGTATCCAACGACACTAACAATTGCTTTAGTTTCTGTCCACTTGCGA